CCACCTCCACCACCCGTACTGCAATTGCTGTTTACATTACCACCTGAATTTCCTTGTGTGGTTAGCCCTGCTCCACCATAACCTCCAGAGAGAAGTGCTTGTCCACCACCAGAACCTCCAGGTAGACCGAAATGTTGCAAACCAGCACCGCCACCACCGCCACCAACTCCTACATACCCTAATGTTACAGAGCCAAGTACAGAAGAATATCCTGAAATACCTGGAGAACTGTTAGTAGCGCCTGAATTAGCACCGCCACCTACTGTTACAGTTTGAGTTCCTGTAGATAAAAATGCAGTTGCAGAGTATAAAACTCCTCCTGCTCCACCTCCAGCACCTCCGCTGTTTCCAGAACTTCCACCACCACCTACTACTAATATTTCTGCATAGCCAGCAGTTCCTACTGTGATGGAACCAGAGCCATTAAAGGCATAGATTGCTTTACCAGCACGTGCGTTGTTATTTACTGTTGGTGAGCCAGTAGTAGCGTTAACTGTTGCTTTACCAACTCCACCAGCAGATACTGGAGAAAATAGAGGACTCATATTTGGGCGCTCCTTATGCGTACTTAATAGGGCCAGCAGCCAAGATTGTATAGGCTGGTGTTGCTGCAGTCTTAACAATTGTAAATGAATAAGCATCAACGGCTGAAGCGTTACCAGCAGAAGGGGCTGTACCACCTGACCACTTAACAGTAACGTTAGAGGTAGAGCCATCTACCTGATAAGCATTAGCGTAGTACGCAGAAGAGCCGTTAGTTGCTAGAAGGCTGCAGGTAATTGCATCGCCTGTTCCTAAAGATGAAGCCAAAGTTGTTCCTGAGTTACCACGGAAGTTGATTGTAAAGTTAGAGGTAGTAGAGGCTGTTGAGTAATAGACGCCCTGAGTCAAGGCATCAAAGTTAAATGTTGCGGTAATAGCGCTAGTAGATACTGTAGTAAATTCTTTGGGCGCCACTAATTCAAGGCTAGTGACAGATGTGCTTGTAGAGCCCAAGGTAACAGTTGTAGAGCCTAGGGTAGTAGTACCGTAAGCGTTGCTTCTTGCCTTTGTCATCTATCTATGTCCTTTACTATTACTGGGAAATTATTGGGCGCCAAATTTATGATAGAAGAAGTTTTGCTTCTTCTTCGGTGATACCTAACTTAGTGAGCAGGGCGGCTTTGGCTGCTGCCTTGTCTGTTTCTGCCTGAGCAGCAGCAGCACTGGCTGCTTGCCGTGCTTCATAGGCAGCAAATTCTTCATCATTCATTTCACGGTCTGTAATGGTGTCTGTTAATAAGTCGTGTATGCGTATTACTGGTCTTGTCATATTATTTTATTCCATAGATTCTGGCTGTTCCAGCCGTAAATGAGGCACCTGCAGTTGAAAAATTCATAGAAGTAATTGCAGAACTTACCCAACAAGCACCTGCAAAATTAACGGGTTTATACGCTGAGACATACTGAAAAGATGACCATTGGATAGGTTTGAGATTTGTTGATGTATATTGCCTAATCAATAAAGCAGCAGTTGCTACACTACTACCAGTACTAGGAGCATAATTTCCGTAAAGGTCACGACAATCTCCTACGGTTTGTGCTGTTCCATCACTTGTTACACCAGCCATCCATTGCGAACCTGCACTACTATTTGGTTGCACATATAAATTATCATTACTGCTAAAAGTAAAACCATTAACCAAAACTAACAAGTCTGTATAACCTTGACTTATTCCTGTAACTGTTATTGAAGTACCTGAAAGTGTTGTGGTAGAAAGTAAAGTCATAGAACCAGAAGCAGGAGTAGCCCATTGAACACCACTACCAGTAGAAGATAAAAATTGACCAGAGGTTCCTGATGTAGATGCCGCCGTTAAGGTTCCAGTTAGAGTGCCATTATTAAGTGTTCCAGTAACAGTAGATGTATAGGCAGGAGTAGTTCCATTAGATGTAAGGATTGTTCCTGAAGAGCCAACTCCTAGACGAGTAACAGCAGATGCACCAGTGGCAACAATTAAATCGCCCGCAGTTGTTACTGTTGCTGAAGAGATAGCGGTAGGAATTGCAAACGGGACGAAGGTAATAATCTCAACTGTATCTCCTGCTACAAGAGCAGTAAGAGATGAGATTGTTGCGCCATCAGTTCCTGTGTAGTCCTGACCACGAACTAAAAGGGCGCCATTTAAATAGACTTCCTCTTTACCAATAAGGTAAGAGAGTGTCGCACCATTGGCATCTGTTCCTGAAAGGGAAGTTTCGCCACCTGCTGCTACAAAGCGGTAGCGGCTGACTGTAGACGCTACACCGTTAACGCTTGAGATTGACATTAGGCGATTTCACTTCCGAATGCTGAGAATGAAAGGTTTGCACTTGATGCGTAAACTTGAATCTTGTCACCAGTCGCTAGTGTGATACCAAGAGTAAGCGCTGTTGTATCTGAGGCGGCAACTGTTGCGCCATAAATAATCCAGTGCTTTGCTGCTGTTGAACCGTCTGCTGAAGGGCGAACCGCAATACGGTAAGTAGCAGCAGAGGATGTCTGATTGCAAATAGTAAGGGTTGAGACCACAGTCTGTGTTGCTGAAGGCGCTGTGTAGAGTGTTGTCTCTGTTGTTGCCGATGGGTTTAATTGACCCAAAACTTTGTATGTGCTGGTGGCCATGGAACTCCTTAAATATGGTGGTCTTAGATTAATAGGTATAGGGGCTGAATGTGGGCTAAAGTGGCCCCATGAATTTGGTGCAAAAATCGGTTTCTCAAGGCGGCAAATTAGCGCCCATAATTATACCTAACTCTCTCAGTAATGGTCTGGGTTTAATGAACCCTTCCGTTTACATTGACAATGACGGAGATATCCTCGTCAATTTAAGACAGGTTAACTACACACTTTATATCTCTGAGAACGATAAGCGTTTCTTTAGCCCATGGGGGCCGCTTACTTATCTGCACCCAGAGAAAGACCAACGACTTGTTACCAATAACTTTTTATGCCGCCTAGATAAAGATTATAACGTCATCAACTACACAAAGGTAGAGATGCTAGATTTGCACCAACCTATCTGGGAGTTTGTTGGCCTTGAAGATGCACGTGTTGTTCAGTGGGATAGCGACTACTACCTTATCGGTGTTCGTCGTGATACCACGACCAATGGGCAAGGTCGTATGGAGTACAGCAAAGTAGAGATTGATAAAGAGAACTGGACCGTCAAAGAAATTCAAAGAGTTCGCATGCCTGCAACTGGTAACGATTCTTCATATTGCGAAAAAAATTATTCACCAGTTCTTGATAAACCTTATCATTTTGTTAAATGGACAATGCCAACTGAAGTAGTTTGGTCAAATCCTAATGCACCAGAAACAAAGCAAATTATATTAAATAACAATATGCCTAATCCTCCTAAAGACCAAAGAGGAGGTTCTCACACTGTTACTTGGGGCGATTATTACTTGACCTTTACTCACGAAGTAAACTTATGGAGAAACTATCTTGACCAAAAAGATTCAACGTATCGCCATCGTTTAGTTGTGTGGGATAAAGAATTTAATTTTGTAGGACTCAGCAAAGAGTTTGCTTTTATGGATACCCCTATTGAGTTTTGTGTAGGTGCCGCTTTAATTAATGGCAATTTATTAGTAAGTTTTGGCGTTCAAGATAATTCAGCATTTGTTTTAGAAGTTCCTAAGTCTGTGATTGACGAAATGATTGAAGAGGCAAAAACATATGGCAATTAAAGAATTAGCGGTTGATGTTGCTCTTGACTCATACAACCCAGAAAAAAACTTTGCCCTTGCTAATGCCTACTACGATTTAGGACAATATGCATCTGCTGCTGGGTTTTATTTAAGAGCCGCTGACCGTGGGTATAAAACTCATCCATTAATTGCCTATACTTCCCTTATAAGAATGTCTCTTTGCTTTTCAAAACAAGGGGATAGAAATGCTACTGTCTATCAAACTCTCTTGCATGCATTAACCCTTTTGCCTGGAAGACCAGAAACCTATTTTTTACTTTCTAGAATTCATGAACGGAATAAAGAATGGCAAAAGGCTTACACCTTTGCAGAGTTAGGGCTTGTATACACTATGGCAAGTTATAACCAGCCTCTTCCAGTTTATGTTGAATATAACGGCCCTTATGTACTGATGTTTGAAAAGGCTGTTGCTGGCTGGTGGTTAGGTCGCAAAGAAGAGAGCAAAGCGTTATTTACCCATTTGCTAGATAGTGTAGAGATGACCCAAGAGTATGTCAACGGTTGCATTAATAACCTGAAATTGTTTTAATGTTTCCTAACTGGTTTCAAAATGTATCTCCATACTTTGATAGAAAATGCCCCAACGTTCCTTTGCGTGCCCTTCAGATAGGGACATATACAGGAGATGCTACTGAGTGGCTTTTGATTAATCGGGATATTGTAACGATTGATGATGTAGATACGTGGGCAGGTAGTGAAGAAGAACAGCACGAGCAATTAGATTTTAACTCAGTTGAAAGTTATTACGATTCTCGTTTTACAGGTAACTCCAAAGTAATTAAACACAAAATGACTAGTGATGAGTTCTTCAACACAAATAAAAAAACGTATAACTTTATCTACATTGATGGCAGCCACACTGCCCTTCAAACGGCCCTAGATGGCCTTAACGCCTTTAAAGTCCTTGAACCTGGTGGAGTTATTGCCTTTGATGATTACCTGTGGGCAGAAGGTGGAAAACCCTTTTTAGAGCCTATGCGTGGTGTCAATGCCTTTATGCAAGTTTGTGAAGGAGAGATAAGGTGTCTTGAAGATGGATACCAGATGTGGTTTGTTAAATGTTAGATAACGCTTGCTTTGAAGTCTTTCATACTGATACTGGAAATAAACTTCGTAATAAATCGTATGATTTAATTCTTCAGGGAGTTTCTTTTTTACCTCGGCTTGGTTCCTCCACAATGTACCTTAATACTGTAGATAAAGTAGAGAATTTTATTAATTTGCACCCAGAATTTAAAGTGAACACTGTTGAGGATTACTGCCAACCAGGAGAGACCTTCCCACCTAGCGCTGGAGTTGTTGGTGTGTGGGCAAGTAATTACATGGCTTATAAAAGATTTTTGCAGTCCAACTACGACACTTTAATTGTTTTTGAAGATGACATTCTTATAAGTAAAAATTTTAAATCTGTGATTAAGTTATACATGGCTGAATTGCCTCTTGATTGGGATTTCTTTTCTTTTTTTGTCCCTGATGACTCGCTATTTGCATACAACGAAGAGCAACACAGTATAGGAGCCGAAAACGTGTGTATTTCTTATCAGCAATGGTCATGTGCAGGATACATGGTAAGCAGAGCAGGGGCAGAGAAGGCTGTAGCAGACATTGAGTCACGAGGAATTAACTGCCCAGTGGATTGGTATATCTTTAATTTTAGAATGAAGAAAGAAGAGAACCAGAAGACGTTCTTTACCTACACACTAAAGCCAGGCAAATATCGCCCAATTAAGTTCTTACAAGAGGCTGCACAACATAGCCAGATACATCGTGGAAGTACAGAGTTACTACATACCGCCAAATAGTAAGACAGTAACTGTAGGGTCCGCAGAAGTTGTTCCAATAGTTCCTTGCACTCCTTGAGTTCCCTGTGTAGCAATACTCTGTACACCTTGGGTTCCTTGTACACCTTGAACTCCTTGAACTCCTTGTAGTCCCTGCACACCTTGCACGCCTTGTACACCCTGCGTACCTTGAATGGAAGGGCTCTGTACACCTTGAATACCTTGTACACCCTGAATACCTTGTACTCCTTGTGTACCTTGAATACCCTGTACTCCTTGAGTACCCATAGCACCTTGGGCTCCAGTTGTTCCCTGTGTTCCTTGAGTTCCTTGGGCTCCAGTTGTTCCTTGCGAACCAAGAGTTCCTTGTGCTCCTTGTGCACCAAGAGTTCCTTGAACTCCTTGTGTACCTTGTGTTCCCTGAACTCCCTGTGCACCGACAGTGCCTTGAGCACCGACAGCGCCCTGTGCACCAAGAGTTCCTTGGACACCCTGTACACCTTGAGTGCCTTGGGTTCCTTGCGTACCTTGAATTGCCTGACCCTGTACGCCCTGAACACCCTGAGTACCTTGAATACCTTGGTAAGCACCTTGATTTACACGAATATAAGCAGATGGAGATACTGGAACTGAACCTGATGCAGCAACTGTTACAAGTTGTACGTTAGTAGAGTCTGCATACCACATAATTTCGTAATAGTCATTTGCAGTTGCGTCTACCTGCCATGTCCATGTACTAAGGAATGGTTTATTATTAGCAACAACTATATCAAAAGATGAACCTGTTACTGCAGTAGTGCCATTTTTACGAAGCCACATCGTGGCAGCATGATTTCCACTAGCAACTTGAACTTGTAAATTTGTAGAAATATTGTATGTTCCAGTAACTGGAACATTGACTTGAGTTAGAGAAGACCCGCTGCTGGTAAGTGTTACTCCATGTGAGATAGAGGTAGAATCAAATGCAATTGCTGTTCCAGAACTTGATGTTCCAGCAGTTTGTGTAACTGTCGAATAAAAGGCGCCAGAATTAGTAAGAACACCACCAGCACCAGTAGCACCAGTTGCTCCTTGTGTACCAGTACCAGTTGTCTGAGTCCACAAAATTGGGTCTGTATCAATTTTAATAAAACCACCAGCAAGTGAGCCAGTGTTATATTGAATCCATGACTGTCCTGCGTGCGTGTTTCCTGCAACTACAAGTGTGAAGTCTCCATATGAAACCTCTCCCGCACTGCTGTCATCGTAGTCAGTTGCACGAGTAAGTTTCCACGTTGTTCCAGTAGTACCAATAACTGTTACTGTATAAATACCATTTTGAGTTGTTGTTGCTTGGTCTTTAACCAAAATTCTTTCGCCTACTGAGGTAACAGTTACGCCGTCAACTACTAGGGCGCCATTTGTTGTTGCTAGTAGGTACCCACCAATACCAGTACCGCCATTGGCATCAGTAGAGCCAGGTGTATAAGTTGGTGAGTTAGGAAGAACTGCAGCGGTTGCTAAAGAAACTGAAAGGTGAGAGTTATTAAGGTTTGCTGGTCCCTGTACACCTTGAAGTCCTTGAATTCCTTGTACGCCTTGTACGCCTTGAACACCTTGAACGCCCTGCGTACCCTGGGTTCCTTGCACTCCTTGAGTTCCCTGTGCACCGTCAGCACCTACGTATCCTGAAGTACCCTGTGTACCTTGTTTTCCTTGAACGCCTTGGGTTCCTTGAGTGCCTTGTACTCCTTGAGCACCAGCAACACCCTGAGTTCCTTGAGTTCCCTGTGTGCCTTGTGAACCAATAGTTCCCTGAGCACCATCAGCACCAACATAACCAGCAGCACCTTGAGTACCGAGGGTTCCTTGTGTGCCTTGGGTTCCCTGAGTGCCCTGTACACCTTGTGCACCGTTGTAGCCTTGAGTACCAAATACACCTTGAGTGCCCTGAACACCTTGTGTACCTTGTGTTCCTTGAATCGCTTTACCTTGCGTTCCTTGGGTACCTTGAACTGTTGGAACAGATACATCAATAGTATCTGAACCAGAATGATATGTAAATGAAATATTTTGTAAAGAGCCGCTATTTAGGGCGCTAGAAACTAAAGAATTATGAAAGTACTTATTTACTGAACCTTCAGAAAGGTTATCAGTAGAGCCAAGTGCTGCACCAGCAATTGCATTTGCAATTTCTGTAGCAAGGTCTGTTGGAGTTACTGTTGCATAATCTAAAGCATTCCATAGGTGAATTCCATCACCAATTTTAAATTTTCCAGTATTGGTTTCAATACCAATTTCGCCTTGAGCAAGTTCAGGGTTGTCTGAAGTCCAAGTGGTGGAGATACCACGTCGAAGTTGAATCTTTTGTGCCATTTAAGCATTACCTCCATCAATTGAGTTTGTTCCACCAAATACTGACTCTGGTGAACCACCGTCTATAGTTCCACCAGATACTGGAGCCCAATTTGTTCCATCAAATGCATAGACCGTATTTTCTGAAGAGTTAAAGTAAAGGTCACCAGCGTACTGACCAGTAGGGTTTGACCCACTAGTCAGTACGTTAACTGGGACTAATGCTTTTTTGCTCATTTAGTTAGGCTTTAACTACCACTCGATATGACTTAGAAGTAACTGGCGCTACTGCAAATCCAACAGTTACTGATGTAGTAGTTACATAAGCAACATCTGTTACAACTTCCATTTTGGAATCAGTATCCCATACAGTAACCATGATGTCTTCAGTTCCTAGATTGTGTGTAATTGGGAACTGTGTAGTTCCTGACATTCCACCATCGGTTGAATCTCCAGTAATGGTTTCTGCGTAAGTTCCAAGTTGACCAGATGTACCTTGTACACCTTGCGTGCCTTGGGTACCTTGAGTTCCATCTGTACCTTGAGTTCCATCGGTTCCTTGAGTGCCTTGAGTTCCTTGGGTTCCTTGAACTCCCTGTACTCCTTGCACTCCTTGAGTACCTTGGGCGCCACGAGTACC